TCATGCGTTGTCGGTTCCGGTTGTGAGGGTGCGTGTGCGGGCGTCGACGCGGTCGACGGCGTCCCTGAGCGACTGGCCGCTGTTGGGCCGCAACTCGTGCTCGACGGACCCCAGGCGCTCCTCGATGGCGCGCAGCCGGACCATGACCCCGGGGCGCCCGGGTACTCCTGGGCGCTCGGGCACCCCGGCCCAGTCGTCGAGCAGGTCGGCCATCCGGTCCAGGACCCGGCGCACCGCACGCACCATGCGCCACGCCAGAACGGCCGCGCCGGCGACGGCCGCGGCCGCCACCGACCAGATCACCGCGGCGTCGACGACGCGCACCCCGGTGCTCTCGGCGAGCAGCTGCAGCGGCGTCATTCTCTGCTCGCATCGCTGGTCCGCAGCCAGGACGGCAGCAGTTCCTGCACGGACGGCAGCGCCATCACGCGGGCGAGGCCTCCGGCGACTGCGAGGGCGCCGGCCACCCACGGCAGGGTGGCAGGGATGCCGGAAGCGTCGACGATCCCGGGGAGTGCCACCGCGGTGCCGACGGCGGTCTGCAGGACGGTGCGTACGGTGCGCTTCGTGGGGTCCTTCATGGGTCAGTCCCCCAGCTTCTCGCCGAGCTCGGCGAGCGCGGCCCGGGCGCCGGCCTCGGCCGCGGCCTGGACCTCGACTGCGGTGAGGCCGCCGTTCTGGGCGAGTGCCCCGACCGCAGCAGTGAGCGCCGCCAGCTGCACGGTGATCGCGGCGGTGGTCTTGTCGATGCGGCGCGTGCGGGTGGTCTGGTCGTTGATGTGCGAGCCGAGCGACCAGTAGTGGTCCTTGCTGTCCGGGTCGGCGCTGTAGTCCTTGGCGTCCTTCGGTGCCAGGAACACGCCGTCGGTTCCGGCGAGGACCTCGACGTCCTTCTTGTCGATGGCCATGTCTTCCTCCTCGGGGGTGCTGTCGCCGGCCGCCCATGCGCGCAGCTCGGCCTCGCCGAGGTACGCGATGTTGCGGTCGTAGGGCTGAGACGTGAACTGCCAGATGAGCGGCTTGATCCCGCTCACGACGGGCCGGGCGGCGGCCTCGGCGCGGGACCAGTCGGCCCGGCCCCAGGGGTAGCGGGGGAACCACAGGGGGATGCCGCCGGGCAAATGCCCCTTGGCGAGGTCGTCGGCGCTGGTGTAGACGCCGACGCGCTGCCCCGGGAAGGCCTCCCGTACGTCGGCCACCCACTGGGCGACCCAGGCCCTGATCTGGCTCGCGGTACGGCCGGCGTAGTTGCGGCCGTCGCTGTAGCGCTCCAGGTCCAGCCAGTGGGTGAACCCCGCTCTGGCGTAGGGCTTGACGGCGCCGATGTAGTTCGCCGCCTCGGTGGCCGCGGACTGGTTGGGCCAGGCGAAGTGGTAGGCGCCGGGGATCAAGCCGGCCTTGACGATGCCCGCGATGTGCTGGTCGAACCGGCCATCGCGGGAACGCTGCCCCTCGGTGGCTTTGGCGATCGCGAACACCACACCGTCCCTGCGCAGGGCGGCCCAGTCCTGGGCGCCCTGGTAGGCGCTGACGTCCATGCCGCGGCTGGTGCCCATCAGGCGCTCCCCACCGGGAACGGATCACCCGTGACTGGTCCGGTGTAGGACCGCGAGATGCTGCCCGGGGTACCGGGGTACGCGGCCTCGACGGTGTCACGGAAGGCGGTGAACGCGGCGGCGAGCGCCTGGTCCAGGAGCTCGCGCATGGGCCCGTGCAGACTCGCGTCAGGCAACGCGGTCGCGTACGCCATGTCGATTTCGATGTGCGGCACGCCGGGGTGGTCGATGTCGCCGTTGTAGTACGAGGCGCGGTAGCTGACCGCGGTCGCGCCGGTCGGGGTTGGCATTGGCTCCTCCAGAAATGAGGAAGCCCCGGGCCGGTCGGCACGGGGCGGGCAGCTGGGCGTTAGTTACGCCGCTGGTTCGAACAGAATCCACAGCACAGTGGACGTCTCAGTGGTGCTGGAGTTGATCGTGAAACCGACGCCGGGGTTCTTCGTGACGGAGAGGTGCCCCGGGGTCCCAGTCAGGGTCTGTCGGATCGGCACGATGCGCGTGTTCGCTGTGATCGATGTGTTGGCTACGGTGATCGTGCCTGCGGCCAAAGTGGCCACACCCATGCGGGCGTTCGTGCCCTCCTTGATGGCGATGCCGCCGCCAGCCGTGCCGATGTTCAGCGCGTTAGCGGCGGCGGCCCACAGGTTCCATGTGCCGTCGGACTGGCCTGCGGCAGCGGCGAGGTACCCACCCACGGTGAAGTTGCCGCCGACGGCGGACGGCGCGGCGAAGGCATTGACGGGGGCGTTGGTCGGGCCCGTGCGCTCGGCGATGTTCAGGCCTCGGCGCAGGACGGTGTTGCCTCCGCCGTCCGACCATCCGGCGGTGGCGGCGTGGAGGAAGCCGGAGGCGACGGCGACGTAGGCCGAGTCCTCGAACCGGGCGCCGTACTGCGGCGAGTTGGTCTGTGTGCCGTCGTCGTCGACGCCGGGGTAGCAGGTGACCATGCCGACGAGCACCGGCACCGTGGCGCCGTCAACCTTGAGGCCGGCGTAACCGCCGCCGCCTGCGCCGCCGTTACGCCCATCCCTCCTGGTGTGGAGGTTGTCGATCTGGATCGGAGGGTTACCGGTGGCGTCGACCAGCACGCCGTTGTAGCCGTTGCGGTCGGTGGAGCAGTCGCCCAGGAGCATGCCGCCGGAGCCGGTGCCGGTGGCCCAGTCCCCGGTGATGTGGATGCCGTTGTTGACGTTCCACTCGGCGCGGCAGCCGATCAGCTGCGAGTTCGCCGCGTTGTTGATCTCGAACCCGTTGGCGCCGCAGCCGATCGCCTGGCAGTCGACCATGGTGATGTCGGTCATCACCTGGATGGCGAAGCCGTGCCATCCCGTGTTGTCGACCATCACCCGGTGCAGGCGCCAGCTGTAGGGGAAGAACCCGGCGTTGAACTGGGTGTTGATGCCGGCGCCGGTGACTCGTCGGATGGTGACGTCCCTCAGCCCGACGTTTTGGATGTTGCCCTTGGCGCCGATCCCGTCGATGCCCGGAGCGGTGAGAGCCGATCCGTCGATCATCACGTTCAGGATTCTGTGCTCGGCTGAGATCGTCGAGTAGCCGCCTGCGGCCTGGTCGAGGAGCTCGATGACGGAGGTACCGGTGAACGAGGCGAGGGGCTTGATGTAGCAGGGCGGGTCGACCAGTCCGACCACGGCCATCAGGTTGGTGTGTGTGCCCATCAGCGTGACGGCGGGCGGGATGGTCAGCGGCTCGCTGGTGCGGTAGGCGCCGGCGGGCAGGTAGACGATGCCGCCCATCGGGGCTGCGGCGAGAGCGGCCTGGATCGCCGCGGTGGAGTCGGTGACGTTGTCACCGACCGCCCCGAAGTCCACGACGTTCAGCCAGTCCCTCACGGACCCGGCGGCCACCTCCATGGTGCCGGTGTTGTGGGCCTCGATCCATGCACGGGCGGCGCCGCCCGCCGAGGCCCACATCCCGACCACACCGTCCGGCCCCTGGAACCTGGGGAGGAACCCCTGTGCGTCGGCCACAACCTGGGTGATCGGGTTGCTGCCAGCGTCGAGGAGATCGGTGTACTGGGTGCCGCCGGTCGATGCGCTGTAGAAGGTCACTACCGCGCCCGGGGCGACGCCCCACAGTCCGTCGGAGGGCTGCACCACATAGTCCGCCATGCCCGCGCCGAACTCATAGCGTGCCATCGTCAGTCCACCGCCCAACTGATCGATGCCGCGGTGAGGACGCTGTCCCCGTTGCTGATGGACGGCTTGTTCGTCAGCCAGCACTGGCCGGCCTTTTCGTCATTGGCCTTGGAGTAGACCGTGATGCGGCCGGGCTTTGCTCCGCTGATGTAGACGGGCACGTACTGGTCCCGGGTCGGGTGGCGGTAGTCCGCCGGGATGATCGCCGGCAGGCGGGAGTCAATGTCGGCGGCGAGAGTGCCAGCCGCCCGGACGAAGGACCCCAGGCGCAAGTGAACACTGCCGTTGCGCTTCTCCAGCACGCATGCGGTCTCGTTGGACCAGGCCACGGTGGGGGCGTTGATCTCGATGACGCCGGAGTCGTCGAACAGGCTGCTCCAACCGCTGCCGGTGTAGAGGCGGACGCGGCCGGTGTCCCTCTCGTACGCCATCTCACCCGGCGTGGGGTTCGGGTTTCGTGTCGTCGAGGTGCAGGGTCGGATACGGGCGCCGACGTACAGCTCATTGCGGGTGACGGTCACAGAGGCGGCCCCGCTGAGAAGAGTCACGTTGGCCAGCGGGATCTCGTACACGCCTGTGTCGCCGCTGTCCTGGGTGAGCGCGGGCGCTCCGCTGCCCGGGGTGCCCTGCTTGACCACGGCCCGCACGGTCCACGCCGAGCGGTCCAGACGCAGCACCACCCGGTCGATGCGCGTGGAGCCGCTGCTGTTGGCGGCGACGGCGAGGGTCACGGTGGAGGTGCCGGAGTACCAGGCATGCCCGCGCACGGAGGCGTGGACGAAGGCACGCACGTTGACCGACAGGCCGGTCCCGGCCGTCACCACGGCGCTGTTGTAGACCGGGTCCCCGTACACGCCGCTGTCGGAGTAGCGCTGTGCCATCCACTCGAACTCGGCGTCCGTGACAGCCCTGTCGTTGTGTGCCGGTCCCGGCCAGCTGTCTTGGGCCACGGTGCCTACCTCGCTTCCAGTCGTCCGAGCCTGCGGGCCAGGGAGCGGATCAACCGCACCGTGGCCGTCGTGGTGGTCTTGTCGTTGTTGCCGATGACGGAGGTCACCAGTTCGCCGCTGTCGGGGGTTGCTTCCAGGCGGATCGTCTGCACGACGTCGGCGATCTCCAGGCCGGTGGGCAGGACGACGGTGACGCGGTCGCCGAGGTTGTAGTCACGGCCGGCCTGGAGGTCGGGGGTGTCGACGGTGACCGTGGCCAGCGAGGCTTGCGGGCGATCCTCGATCAGGGCAGCGAGGCCGGCCTGAGCGAGCTCGGCCCACCTGTCGGTGCCGGTCTCGTCGATGAGCTTCTCGACCCGGTACCAGTCGGCGACCGCCGCCGAGTCGGTCACCTCGCGGTAGGTACGGGTGTTGGGCGGACTCGCTTCCTGTGCCGGGTCGTTGCCGCCTTGCACGAGTTCGCTGGTCGCGAGCGGCGCGCCCAGGGTGAAGGCCACGCTGCGCAGGTTGCCGAGCCCGGCGGAGAACCGGGCCGTACTGGTGCGGTCGGCGGGCGCGTACACCCCGAACTTGATCTGATCGCCGACCTGCCGGGTGCGGAAGCCGAGGCCGTCGGTGGCGGCGACGGTACGGCAGACGTCGAGCAGCGGTTCGAACCGGGTGCGGATCGAGGTGGTGGAGCCGACGCCGGCGGCGGCGTCGAGGACCAGGTGCTCAATGCGCCGGTTAGCCAGCGCGCCGGGTCCGCAGTTCTCGTTGACCAGCTGACGGATGATCACCTCGGCGTTGAAGTCGACGATCCCGTAGACCTGGTCGACGGCAGTGATCTGGTCCTCGAACGCCAAGTTGGTGGCCGGGTAGGTCAGATAGCCGGCCACCCGGGCGAGGTCGTCACTGTAGGCGGCGGTGACGGTGCCGTAGCCGGAGTCCCCGCTGAGGTCCCACTTGTAGTTCTGCGGTTCCTCGAACGGCCCCGCGCACCAGATGGCGCCGTCGCGCACGACGACCAGGCGGTTGCCGGACTGCAGCAGCTGCATCGTCTCCGGCCGCGCCGGCAGCGTCACCGAGCCGGAGGCGGGGACGTTGAAGTTCAGGTCCACCGACAGCTTGGTCCATCCGGTGAGCGGGTCGCCGAGGACGTTCAGGTTGCGGTCGGTGACCAGCAGTTGGATGGTCATGCGGTCTCGTACCTCGGGTGGAAGACGAGGTCGACGGCGCTTCCGGCTGCGGCGCCGTCGAGTTGGAAGGTGACCGGGGTCGGGCCCGGGGGCAGCGACCACAGCACGGCCTCGGGCCAGTTGAGGCCAGCCACGAGGTTCTCGCCGGTGCCGGAACGCACGCGCGGCGGATCGGTGGACACCGTCACGGTCTCGCCCGCCAGCAGTGCCCCGTGCGCGGTCGCCATCATGTCGAGGGCGAACGATTCGCCGGTGTCGTCCCGGGTGAACGTGATCAGTGTGGCCGGGCCGGTGATGGTCCACACCGGCCACACGTCGACGTCGCCCGGATTGTTGACGGTGGTGGCGCCCAGCACCTGGGAGGAGGACACCGACGGGAACGGGACGAGGAAGTCGGTGTCTGCCCCGGTCTCCCGGTGCACCACCACCGGGTCCGCGTCCACCCAGTAGGGGTCCTCGCACCACAGGGTGAGAACCGTCGAGTCCCACGTGATGCCGGTCGCGGTCTGCCCACGCCCGTCGTAGCCGTCGGAGTAGTAGACGTCGATCGTGCGCACACCGCCGTCCGGCCGGGCCACCTCCAGCGTGCCGGGGCTGAAACTGCCGTCCGCCTTCCGGCGCAGCGTCCGCGTGAACGCCGTCGCCAGCGCCCGCCAGTTCGCCGTGAAGCTGGTGTGGTCGGCGCCCTTGACCAGCAGCGGCCACACGATCGTGCGCGGCTGCGGCTGGACGTGCCGCAACCTTGCCCCGCCGCGCGGATGATCGTCCGACATCAGCGTGTACGAGGCCGCGCCCAGCCCGGAGACGCCCTCGGCGAGGGTGTACCAGTCGGCAGCCAGGTTCGTCATCGGCCACCGGGTACCGGCCGGGTCGATGTACGTGATGACCGCATAGCCGATCTCCGGCACGGGGATCGGCGGGGGCGGCTCCTCCGGCGTCGTGACAGCTGCTGCGATCAGAGGCATCTATCGGGCCCTCCCTACGCGCTGCCGCGCTTCCTCCTGCCGCTGAAGCAGCTGCAGGTCCTCGACGCCGATCACCGACTGCCGGGGGTACACGTTGTAGGTCACCGACCGGGCATCGCCGCCCGCGGCCGCCGTCGACGACGACATGGGGGCAGCCGCCATGCCCGGCTTGGCCGAGCGTCCGACGGGCAACTTCCCCTGGTTGAGGGCCTCCAGGAAATCGATCCCGTACTTGCGGACCGAGGACTCGCGGATCACGTACTCGCCGTTCGACCCCCACAGCAGGACACTGTCGGACGTCGCCGTGCCGGGGCCGATGATCTGCCCGCCGCCCGGGAACCCCGGGATGATCGGGCCGCCGCTCGCGCGGTGCAGGAGACCACCGGTCGACATGTGGTGGGGCGTCGAGTAGTTGGTGTAGATCCACGTCGTCGCCGAGTAGCCGTCGAGGTTGTTCAGTGCGTCCTTGGCGACGGCGATCTTGCGCTGCAGGTCGGAGATGTCCGCCCGGATCGACGCGGTCTTGGACGACGGTGCGTTCTTCAGGCGCTCCTTGGCGTCGGCCAGCTTCTTCTTCAGGTCCTCGATGTCGCCCTTGAGGAACGCAGTCTTGTCGGGAGCGCGCAGGATCTCGTCCGCCAGGGCGCGGGCCTGCTGCTCGTTGAGGCCCATCTGCTGGGCGTTCTTGATCAGCTGCGCACGGCCGCGCTCGTAGATCCCGGAGACCTCTTCCCACGACGAGCCCGAGTCGCGGGCGGCCGCCGTCGCCCCATCCGTCTTGGAGGCAAGGTCGGTCAGGGCCTGCGCCGCCGCACGCTGCTTGTCCGTGTTCAGGACGAGCTGGCCGTTCTGCATGTCCAGGACGCCGGCGTTCTCCTGCGCTGCCTTGGACGCGGCGTCGATGGCGGCCTCGAAGCCGATCATGCCGCCGATGCTCTGGCGGTTGACCTCGTTCAGGGCCTGGATGCTCTGCCGCATCCCGTCCGTGCTCGCCTTCGCTGCCTCCAGCTCGGCCTGCACGTCGGCGGCCTGGGCGCCGAAGAGCCCCATGGACTCGGCCGCCAGCTGCTGTTCGAGGGCCTGCCCGGCGAGCGAATCGCTGTAGCCGTCGAGCTCGCTCCTGAACTCCTTGGCGGCCTCGCCGGACAGCCCCATCCTCTTGATGATCATGTCCAGGGCGGCTGCGGCCTCGTCCGCTTTGCCCTGCGACACCAGGGACGCGAGCGCCTGGTCGATGCCGTCGATGTCCTCCTTGGCGTCCTTCACGCCGGTGGAGTCCATGCCGATGAGCTCGGCCCACCCCTGCAGGAACGACTCGAACCCGGACGGGTTGTAGATCGTGTCCAGCGCATCCGACAGGGCGCCGAGGTCAGTGCCGTATACGCGCAGTGCCTCGCCGGAGACCTTGCCCGAGCGGCCCAGCTCGATCAGCGAAGTGGACAGCTGGTCGATGTTGGGCTTGGGTTTCTGGCTGCTCGTCGACAGCGAGTCGAGGGTGATGAGCAGCAGCCCCAGGCCGGTGCCGGCCAGGGCGAGCTTGGCGCCCTTGGACATCGCGCCGAGCGCCGCGGTGAATCCGCCGGTGGCGGTGGTGGCAGCGCCGGCCGCGGTGGCGGTGGCGGTGATCTGCGTACCGATGGCGGCCATCGCGGCGCGGGCGGCGTCCATGCCGGCTGCGGCCAGGCGCACGGCCTTGATGGCGATGGCCAGCTGCAGCAGCATTGCGATCCCCTCGGGGGGCACCGCGGACACGATGTCGGAGAGCACGTTGACGACGTCGAGCATGCCGACGCCCACGTCTGCGCCGGCTTCGAGAACGTGCAGCAGCGCGTCGCCGACGTTCTCCAGCGTGTCCCACACCACCGGGCCTTGTTCCTGGGCCCAGCTCATCCACTTGGACAGCTCGCTGTTGTCGTACTCTCCGGACTGCAGCTTGGACAGGAATACGGTCAGGCTGTCGACGCCCTCGCGCATGGTCTGCTCGGAGAAGTCGGTGACCCTGTCGGTGAGTGCGTCGAACCCTGGTGTTGCGATGGCGCCGCCGACCAGGGTGATCAGCCGGTCGAACTGGCCCGAGGCGCCCTGGACGAGGCCGGTCGTCTTGGGCAGCAGGGCGTTGGCGACGGCGATCCCCTTGGTGAAGGGGGCCATCACGTCACCGGCGAGGCTGTCGCTCCACTGCTGGTAGTTGTCCTTGAGCAGGCCGACCGCAACCGCCGCCTCACGGGTCGCCTGCGGCATCTTCTCAAGAGCCTGCTGGTACTTGGCCTGCGCGGCGATGGCCTCCTGCGAGGTGGCGCCGCTGGTGCGGACGGCCTCCTCGTAGGCGTCCTGCGCCGAGATGGCGTCACCGACGGCGGTGATCTGCGGGCCCAGCGCCAGCTTGTACGCGGCCGCCGCCAGGGCCACCGACCCGAACTGGGCGGCCACCGCAGCAGCGGACGCGGCCAGTCCCGCGGCCGCGGGAATCGCCGCCGGCGCCAGGCTGATCAGGCTGCCCTTGATCGATTCGCCGAGCTTGTCGGACGCATCCGACAGTGCGGTGAACCGGGCGCGTACCTGGGCCGCCCGGTCGTCGACCTGGCGCTGCGCGTCGGCCAGCGTCAGGAACCGGCCCTGCAGGTCGCGGAGGTTGCCGTCGGCGTCCGCGGTGATCCCGGCCATCCGCAGCCGCAGCCGGTCAGCGCTGTCCGCCGTGCCGTTCATGACGCGGCTCAGTTCATCGCGGCCGGCCAGGGTGAAGGTGAGGCGTTCCGCCACGGCTCACCCCCTCATGCTCATCTGGTGGCTATGTGCCGGTCGATCCAGGCGGCCAGTCGCATGAACCGGTCGACGGGCAGCCGGTCGTACTCGCTGGGCTGCATGTGCAGGTAGTAGAAGAACAGCGGCTCGTACTGCAGGAGCAGGCCTCTTAGTCCCGGGACCGAACCAAGTGGCCTTTTCCCAGGTCTTCGAGCGCGGCGTCGACGTCCGCCCGGTCGAAGGCGAGCTTGCGCAGGTGCGGCGCAACGGCGTCGATCGTGGAGTCCTCGTTCTTGGCCAGGGCCTCGATCATGATGTTGCTGAGGGCCTCGTCGATCTCGGCCCGCTCGATGCCTGCCTTGAGCCTGTGCCGCCAGCCAGGGACGTCGAAGGTGGCGAACTCAAGGTCCTGCTGCTCACGTCGGCGGAATGCCCACAGGACGGCCCGCATGGCGGTCGGGTCCTGTCCGCGCAGCCGGTCCTCGATCCGCGTCCACGGCACATGGCCGATGGCCTCCTCGATGGCGGCCGCCTCGATCGCTGAGAGATCGCCGGTCGACACCCGCTCTACGGTGTCGTCCTCGTGCACGTACGTGATGATCATCCGTTGTCTCTTCTCACTGGAGATCCCGGCGCACATCGCCGAGGACCCGTTCGATCTCGGCCCGCATGCGCGGGGTGCCGTCGCGGACGGTCCTGGTCCACCAGCCCGACGGGCGGGCCCACTGGTTCGCCCACCGCTTCCTGTTGCCGAACACGGGGTGCCGGAGCCTGCCGTCGTCGATCTGCTTCGGGACGCCGCGCGCGCCGGGCTCCAGCCGGGAAAAGTCCATCCAGACCCGGGCGCCCGGGGTGCCACCGGATCGCACGCTGATCCGGATGCCGCCCGCGAGCATCGCCCGAAACGGCCGTGTGGTCGGCGACGGGCCGCCGCGCTTACCGGCCTTACGGCCTTCCGAGACGAGCGGCTGTGTCCGGATGGCCTGCTGCAGGTCCCGGTGCAGCGGCTCGGCCGCCCGACGGACACGCCGGGCGGTGTTGGCCCGCAGGCGCGGACCGCCCGCCTGGCGCAGCCGCCGGGACAGTTCGATCAGCTGCCCGGTGCCAAGGATCTGTACCGACCTCGTCATCAGGCCGGGATGGTGACGTTCTCGGCCGGCTCGCCGGTGATCGCGAACTGGCACATGATCTGCGCCGCCTGGTCGAGCTCGCGGACCTTGGCCTGCGACATGACCGTGACCGGGTAGACGTCCATCGTCTGCGTGGGCACGTCGCCCTCGTCCATCCAGACGATGAACCCCCTTGCCTCGCGGATCAGGAGCGTGCGGACGTCGTCGCCGTCCTTGGACGCCCAGAACGTCAGCGAGCTGTCGGCGGCGGTGATCTCGCCGCCCACAACGGGCGTGAACCGCGCGCCAAGGGCAGGAGTGGGCACGGTGCTGGAAGTGGTCTGCCAGCCGGACATCGCGCCGGTCTCGCCCTCCAGCGCCGTGCCCGCGTTGATCTCCGCGCGGGTCGGCGCGGCCTTGTTCGCGATCGTCGGAAGCCACAGCACCTTCGTGGTGCCGCGCCGGTAGTACCGCACCGAGGCGTTGATCGGAGTGGACATCAGCCGTCAGTTCCCTTCTTGGTTCGCCGGCGTGTGGGGGCCGACCCTGTTTCGCTCGCCTCGTCGGCCACCTGCCAGCCCGACGCCTGGTAGTGCCCTGTCGATGCGGCAGGCACGGTGATGGGCTGGTCGGGCAGGTCGGGATGGGTCATCGTCACGGTCTCGCTCATGAGACCGGCACCCGGATCACGGCCACGGTCAGGGAGGTGACCGCGTCGTAGGTGATCGCCGCCCGCCCCGTGCCGGGGTTGCGGTAGCGGGACGTGACCGGGATCGCCCGCTCGGCGCCCGCCGCCACGGTCACCGCCCGGTCCTGAACACTCAGGTCCCCGTCGACGACGTCGGGCGTCGCCAGCGTCACCGTGTGGCTGGAGGCGTCGCCGTTCTTCACCAGCAGCAGCACCCCTGCCCCGGTCTCGCAGGTGTCCCCGCCCCCGGCGGCGGCCGTGTAGGTCACGGTCGCGCCGGTCAGCGGCACCACCGTTGTCGCAAGTGCAGCCATGATCTCTACCTCCTTGTGAAGCCGCGGCCTGCCACGGACAGCAGCAGCCGGACAGACGCGCCCTTCTCGGTCTGGTCCTGCACCAGCCGCGTCCCGCCCACGAATGCCTCAAGCCCCGGCAGTCCGAGGCTTGGGTCTGCCATCAGCCAGGCCTCGACCCGCGCCGCGATCTCGTACACACGCGCCCGGGCCGCGACGTTGTTGGCGTCGCCGCGGTTGGAGATCGCCGCGACGGTGACCTGGAACTCCTCCTCGCGGCCGCCACCGAGGTCCGACCAGCCGCCCACGGTCTGGGCCGACTCGAAGTCGCCGTCGGGGTCGCCGTCGAATCCGACGACCAGCCAGTCCGGGGACTCGTCGTCGGTGACCTGCGGGCCGTCCGCCACAACAACGCCGCAGGGGTGGTCCGCAGACGCCTCGTACGCGTCCTCGGTCTTGGCCAACTGAACGAGCACGTCGATCACTTCGGGGACTCGGGAGCCCATCTATGCCATCCCTGGGGGGAGATCGTCCGGGTCGAGCATCTGCATCGCCCGGTTGGGAATCGCATAACCCAGCCCAGGGATGGGCTCGGTCACGCTGTAGTCGTCGCCACCCCCGGCCAAGCCGCCGCCACGGGCAGGGCGTTGGGTGCGCCACAGGTGCTGGAAGATCAGCCGGGCGGCGCCGGTGATGTTCTCGGCAACGAAGCGGCGCCCCGCCGGATAGGTGGCACGCAGTGGGCCGCGCAGCAGGCCGCCGTCTTTGCGACGGACGATGCCCGTCGCAAGGTCGACGTCGAGGTCCGCGGCCGCGTAGGCGGTGCCGCCGTCGAGGACGGGGACCAAGTCGGGCGCGGCGAGGACGGGCACCCGGCGCAGGGACAGCCGGTCCGTCACGCCGACATCGTGGACCTCGGTCACCTCGCGCACGGTGACCGGGCCGACGAAGTGCTCGACGGCGTAGGTGGTGGCGTTGTTCCAGAACCGGATCTCGTCGTCGCTGGTGCTGCTGGTGATGTTGATCTGGTCCTTGGCATCAGCCAGGGACAGGATCGCCGGCAGCTGCGGCAGGCTCACGTCCAGGACGTCGGTGTAGGCGTGGCCCGGGCCGGTGAACACCCAGCGCAGCGTGTGCCGGCCGGACTGCTCGGTGAGGTAGTCGACGGTGTAGGTGCCGGTCACTGCTGGGGGGTTGGGCACCGCCGGTGTCGCCGTGGTGCCGTCCGGCCGGGTGATGGTGAGTTGGGCGGTGGTGGCGTCGGTGAGGGTGCCGGCGGGGTCTCGGCACTGGGCGGTCAGGCGCGCGGTCGCACCGAGGTCGTACGGCACCGTCTCACCTCACCGGGTCTCGACGATGTCGCCGCGGCCGCCGCCGCGCGAGTCCTCGGCGGCCGTCTCCGTCACCCCTCGGGCGGCGGCCCGCTCGCGGGCGCGAGCGAGGACCGCGTCCTGCTCGGCGACGATGCCCTTGCGGGGCGTGGGGGCACTCTCCTCGGCCTGCAGCACGCGCAGTACCTCCTGCTCATCGGCGGCCTCCAGGTAGGCCAGGACGTCCTTGACGGAGTGCTCGGCGGGATCGAACGCCTCGCCGTCCTCGTCGGGGGTGGTGGGGTCGGTCGCGGGCAGGCGGACCGTCACGGTCCAGCGCACCCACCGGGTGCCGTCCGGCGCATCGGCGGGCGCCTCGGCGTCCTCGCGGGTCGTGTTGACGATCTCCAGCTCGCGGCCGTCCTCGTCCACGACGACCAGCGTGCGGACCTCGTCCGGCGCCGGGGTATCTGTGGCGGGAAGCTCGTCGACGAGCTCGGCGCGTAGGCCGTCGGCCCAGGTGGCGGCCTGCTCGTCGTCCAGGTCGACAAGCTCGCCGGGTGCCCAGGAGAAGTCCAGGCCGCTGACGGCCTGCAGGACGCGGATCGTGGCCATCAGCTGTGGCTCACAGCCGCGCGGCGGGGGTTGGCCAGGACGACGTCGGCGCCGTACACGCCCCCGGTCGTGGTGCCGGCCACGGTGACGCTGACGCGCAGGTAGCGCTTGGTGCCGAGGTAGCCGATCTCGAAGATCTTGTTGTCGTCGGCTGCGCCGATGGCGGGCTCGGTGCCCTGCAGGTCGGCGTCCGCGACCGCGGCCCAGGCGGCGTTGTCGGCCGACTCCTCCACCACGATCGTGTGGGTGCCGTCGGTGATGGTGCCGGTGGACACCACGATCAGCGCGTCCTGGAAGCTCGCGCCGGACGCGAGCCGGTCCACGCTGGTGCCGCCCGCGGTCGCGGTCCGCGCGGCCGGCACCAGGCTCTGCTTGGTCAGGAGGTTGTTGTACGGGTTGGGGTGCATGACAGATCCCTTCCGGGGAGCCGGAGTTCGCGGGAGCGCCCGGGGCAGCGGTGGGCCCCGGGCGCGAAAGGAGAGATCAGGCCGCGGAGTTCTGGTACGCGGCGATCGCGGCCGGGTCGTCGACCATGCCGTCGACCTCGGCGTAGCCGAAGAACCCGGACTGCAGGTAGTCGGCGTAGCGCTCGTTGAGGCGGATCGTGGTGACGCCCTGGACCTGGCGTACGACGTAGCCGGCCTGGAAGTCGCCGAACGCGATCGACTTCGCGCCAGCGGCGGGCTCGGGCATCTTGTTGTCGATCACGTACGACCAGCCGTTGATCGTGGCGGGGAACCCGACAGCCGGGACCGGCACCCACAGTGGACGCTGGTCGGCGTCCTTCAGCTTGCGGATCACCTTCAGCGACGTGTCGTGCATCAGGTACTTGCAGTTCGCGCCACGGTAGGCAGGGTCGATGCTGTGCTCCAGGTCGACCAAGTCGTCATAGATGACGCTGGTGGTCTGCCCGTTCGCCCCGGTCTTGCCCACCCGGATCTGGGTGGTCAGGCCCTCGGGCTGCTTCACGCCGGTACCGGTGATGAGGTAGCCGGACACCGCGCGGCCGATGCGCTCGCCCAGCTTGCGCGGCAGCCACGCGTCGAGGCCGAACGCCTCATCGCGCATCAGCTTCCACGACAGCTTCACCAGCTTGGAGGTGAAGATGTACGCGCCGAGCTCGCGCCGCCCGACCGTGACGTCCTGCTCGGGGACCGGCGTGTTCTCCGAGAGCAGGGCACCCTCGTTGCCGGTGTCGTCGTTGGTCGGCCAGGCGAGGTCGCCGCCGTCGGCCGTGGTGATGACGGAGCAGATGTTGAGCAGGCCGCCGAACGCCTTCATCGTCTCCGTCATCTGGTTGCGGAACGTCTCCGGCACCAGATAGCCGCCCGCGCTGTCAGGGGCGGTGGCCTGCGCACGGCGGCCGCCGCCCTGCTGCAGCTGGTTGAAGCCGCCCTGCAGCAGCTGCCGCTGCTCGCCCTGCAGGCCTTCCATGCCGTAACGCAGGTACAGGCCGAACGCCTCGGCGTAGCGGGCCTCCTCGGCCTCCGGGTCGTCGCCGCGGTCGGACGTCTGGAGGATCTGGCCGCGGTCGACGCTGTTGAGCTGGGCCATACGCTCCAGCCGCTCCAGGTCGCCGGAGACGCGCGTCAGGTCCTGCTCAGCCTGGTCCCAATTGGTCCGCTCCTCCTCGGTGAGCTCGGCGCGTCCCTCGCTCGCGGCGGCGTCGTTGATCTCGTTCATGCGCTGCCAGATGCGGTTCTGCTCGTCGACCAGGCGCTGACGCCTGACCAGGGTCTCGGTCATGTGGTGCTCCCTTGTGGGCATGCCGAACACCCCGCACCCTCACGAGGGGCGGGGTCGGCGGGGTGAGTGGGTCAGCGGGCCAGCCGGTAACGCGCGGCCAGGGCCTGCATCCTGCGGTCGACCGAGGTGCGTGACAGCCGAGTGGCATCCGCCGGCTCGGTGTCGGTGTCGGCGCCGCGAGTGGACTCACCCGGCTCGCGGTCGATCGTGCGCAGCAGGTCAAGCAGTTCGGGCCGGTACTGCGCCCGTTGTTCGATCGCGGCCTGGTCGCCGCGGTGGACGAGGGCGGCGGCCACGGCCCGCAGGCCGGCCTCGGTGTCCTCGTAGGCGGGGAAGGTGACGGCCGAGACCTCGAAGAGCTTGACCTCGCGCAGGATGCGCAGCTCGGCCTGGACGGTGTCGCCGTCCTTGGTCTCGACGTCGATCAGCTGCCAGTCGTCCTTGACGACTTGGAAGCCGAAGCTCATGCCGGTGATGTTGCCGTTCCGCACGTTGGCCTTGAGGTCACCGACGTAGCTCAGGGCGGGGTCGAGGGCCGAGTCGACCGGCAGGCCGACGTCGTCCTGAGCCAGGGTGAGGGTGCCGGCCGAGACGCGGGAGACGACGTAGTAGGTGTCGTGGTCGATCAGGAACCGGCTGTCGCCCTCGTCGAGGGTCTTGGTGAACGCGCCCTCGGCGATCTCCTCGTAGAACCCCCAGCGCAGCGGGTTGCCGATGGACGTGCGGGAGTTGAACTTGGCGGCGTAGCCGGTGAACCGCTCGGCGCCGCCGCTGCCGCCGTCGGCGCGGATGGAGAGGCCTGCCGTGGACAGCGGCAGGCGGCGGCGCTCCTCAGTCGTTGTCCTCGTCAGGGTCCTCATCGTCGATGCCTTCCTCGGGCTCGGGGACGGGTTCGATCTCCAGCGGCTCGGGCCCCGCCAGCAGCTGCGCCGCCTCGGCCAGGAGCGCGGCCGCGCGCACAGCCGCGGGCAGTTGCTCGTGCCCGTTGAGCAGCTGGACGGAGTCCCGGGCGCGTGCCGCCGGCGGCGCGTCCGGGGCGAGCGGGTTGACGCCGAGGGGCGCCATGTAGGTGGGCTGCAGGTACACGTCGCCGCCCTTGCCCGCGGGCAGCGGGGGCATCTCCTCGAAGCCGCGCACGTCGTCCGCGGAGAAGGCGCCGACGTCCCGCATCGCCCGGTAGAAGGTGGCCCGGGCCGCGCTGTCGCCTCGCAGTAGTCCCTGCACGCTGTACTTGGCGTACTGGTTCGCCGGCAGCAGTTCCTTGGTGATGCGCTGCTCGGTGGGCTGCAACCAGGTCGGGCCGAGGTCGAACACCACCCAGGCGCCGGCCTGCTGCTCAAGGCCGGTGCCCCACGACGTCGACTTGGCGGTCTCCATGAGCAGGAACAGCGGCACCCCGAACATGCGGGCCACCTCGGTGATCTGGAACTCGCGGGACTCCAGGAACTGGGCGTCCTTGTAGGGCATCGTGACGGTGTTGAACGAGGCGCCCGAGTCCAGAACCGCGATCTCCTGCGAGTTACGGAAGCCGCCCATCTTCGCCCGCCACTGCGCCTTCAGCGCGTTGGCCTGCTCGGCGGTCAGGCGTTGCTCAGTCTGCAACACGCCGGAGAGGATGTTGCCCTTGCCGTACAGGCGGGCCGCGCTCTTCTCGGCGGCCTGGGCCAGGCCGATGCCCTCGGCCGCCAGGCGCACCGGCGAGCACCCGGTGACACCGTCGTAGCCCACTCCGGGGATATGGAGAATCTCCCGCGAGGTGAGCGCGTGCACCGTGCCCCAGTCGTCGGTGACCTCGAACACCTTGCCCGACGGCAGCAGGTCGTCCGGCGCGACCTTCCCCACCCGTACGCGGTCCGGCATGATCGGCCAGACCTCAGTGATCACTCCGGCCCGGTTGCGGACCTTCTGCCCGTAGCCGTTGCCCCACAGCGCACGGTGCATGTACAGCAGCCGCCACAGCTCCAGCGGGGTCAGGTCCGGGTGGGGGTCGTCCAGCAGCGGTGCGGGCGCACTGTTGCGGGTGCCGCGTACGTACGGGTGCAGCGGCAGGCTCGCGGACACCGACGCGATCAGACTGACCGACCGCCACACCGCCGGCATGTGCAGCGACGAGCGCTCGGTGACCGCCACGCCGGACTCATTGGGCAACGCGCCCAGGTAATCGGCCACGGCCTCCGACGTCAGGGGCTGCGCCGGATTCTCCAGGCTGCGCTGCTCGTACAGACCGAACAGGCTCATCCCTCACGCCCCTTCCCGCGCCGCGGCACGGGCGCCTGCTGGGCCATCTGCCGCTCGACGGCGACAACCCCCAGGACGCCGCCCAGCATCAGCGAGGCGGGCACGTAGAGCATGCCGACCCCGGCCAGGAACAGCGCGACGAACGCGACCTCCAGCGCCAGCAGGGCCTGCGGCCGGGTCGGTCTCGGGATCTTCACCATACGTTCGGCGCCCCTTCCGGCTCGACGTCGTGGAACATCTCCCACCCCCACAGCGCGTTCGTGGCGGCCACCAGCGGGCTGATGTCCACGCCGTCCGACTTCCTCGCCCACGCCCACGCGTCGCCCACCTCGCGCTTCTTCGCGCCCGCCAGCGCGGCCGCCAGCGGCGCCTGCCCGAGGTGGTACAGGGTCGCGCTGTCCATGACGCGGTCGTGGAACATGCCGCAGGCCTGGGTGACCTCACGGACCTTCATGCTGTGCAGGTACTCGGAGCGGTCCTCGCGCTCGGGGTCGTCCTCGAACATCAGCGCCTTGCGGACGGCCGGTGCCAGAGATCCGGCGGGGCCGCCCTCGTCGATCACCCACGCGCACGGGTTCCACTTCTTGTCGCGCTCGATGACGTAGTCGACGACCCAGTCCGTACCGGGCCGGTGGGCGACGACTTCGGCGTGACGGCCGTCCCCGGAGGGGCCGACGATGCTGATCGCGGTCCAGGTCCGCTCGGGGTTGGTGTCGATGGCGAACGCCACCGGGTCCCCCGGCTGCGACTTGACGTCCTCGCAGGCCTCCCACTTCTCTTTCGGGATGACCTGCCAGGTCTCGTCGGTGACCTCCGGGTAGTCGCCCACGCCCAGGCGCTCGCGGTCGAACAGGTCTGCCCGCATGCTGCGCATCTCCCGCAGCACGTAGGCCGACCTGATGCGGATGCCGAGGGCCGGGTTGGACCGGGCCCACGACCGCTCGTCCCCGCGGTTGTCGTGGCTCTCGCACACGATGTTGCCGTCGGTGTCGGTCGCGCACTCCTTCACGTGCGGCGCGATCGAGTGCTCGATGTAGCACAGCGACGGGTCCGGCTCACCCTCGGCCAGGGCGCGCGCCCGCAGCAGTGCCAGCTGCTCGCTCTCGTCCCCGAGACCGGCGCTGCCAGTGAACACGAGTTGGGGGTTGGGGCGGGCGGAGAGCACCGGCATGAGGGCACCGATGGGCGCCGCCCGCAGCTTCATGGCCTCGTCCATCAGGACCAGGTCACCGGAGAAGCCACGGCCCGAGTCACCGCCGCGCGCCAGGAAGCGGATGCGGGCGCCGTTGCGGAACTCGAAGCCTTCCTCGCCGTGGCTGCGGCGGGCGCGCAGGACCCGGCTGGAGAGGGCGTAGGAGCCCTCGATCACCCGGTCCAGGCGGATGAACGACTCCTGTGCAGTGTTGAACTGGTGGGCGGTGTGGATGACCAGCTGCCCGCCGAACAGGATGACCTCGCCCAGCTGACGGGCTTCGAGGAATCCGCCCTTACCGTTCTGCCTGGTGACGTTGAGGACGACGTCGAGAGATGCCCAGCGCCCCTCGTCGTCCTCAGCGAGGGAGTGGTGCAGGGCGAGTTGCTGCCACGGGTCGAGGAACAGCTTGGCGTCCTCGGCGAGGTCGATGCACTCCTGCCCGGCGGGCGAGCGGAAGTCGAGCGCCTCCTGGTCCTCGATGCCGTTCCAGCGGACGGTGTCGACGCGTCGGCGCCACGGCACCGACAGAATCCGGGGTGTCTGGCAGCCGATCATCCGGCGCCCTGGTTGCGCACGAGGGAGAGCCGCTCGGCTCGACCGGCCAGCAGCTTGTCGACCTTGTCGCCACGCTCCTTGGGTGGAGCGGCCGCGACGACCACGGCCATGGCCTGCCGCAGCTCGCGGGCGGCAGTCGAGGCGGACTTGGGGTCGGGGGCCGAGTCGACTTCGGCGGCCAGGCGCAGCGCGGTCGCGGCCAGTGCATGCGCGGCCGGGTCGATGCCGAGCGCGGCGATCTGAGCCGAGGTCGCCTTGGCGACAGCGCCGCGGCGCAGCCGCCGCTTCGGAGCGCCGTCCATGATCCACCCCCGGAAAGACGTAGGCCGCAAGGCTTGACAACTGGAGTGATCTGTGGGCGGATCGGGCGCGCTATTCCGCTGGAGTCAAGGCCAGCGGGCTAAGGCGCACCGCCGCGGGGAGAGAACCGACGAAGAAGTGCTTTTGGGTCGCCCACCTGCGGCTTCGACTTCGAACCCACTCCCCGCCCCCATGCCCGTTGCGGCGGGTTCGCGACCGCCAATTGAAGATCATCAACGACTGTTCGAGGCGCGCCGACGAGCCGTCGGCGCCGCGTCACCAGTCCCGCGAGGCCTGGGGGGCGACGGGGCGCGACCCACCCTTGCGGTAGTCCCGGTACCAGCGGGTGACCACGCCGTCCATGGCCGGCGAGCGCATGGCTGCGACGCGCTCGCGCACGACGTCTTCGCCTGGGTCGACGGTGATGATCTCGGCACTCAGGCGCCGGTACCTGGCCCGGGCCTTGGGGCTGGGCATGGTGTGGATCAGGTAGACGTCGAGCTCGTCGAGGTGCTTGAGCGCCTCGTCGATGGCGGCATAGCGGGCGCGCTGGGCGATGCGCTGGGCCAGGCGGTCATGGTTCCACTGGGGGGCGCCGGGGCCGGTGAGCGCCAGGGTGATGCGGTCCAGGTCGATGACGATGTCGCGTGCCGTGGCGTGTGCCTGTATCCAGGTGCTCTTGCCTGCGGCCGGCGGTCCGGTGATGACGTACAGCACGGCGTCACCTCCGGGCGGGCTCCGGGTGTCCGCGGACCTCCAGCTCGGCGCTCGCGGGCAGCTCGCCGACGGCGAGGGCCTGGGCGACGCGGGCCCACATCTCGGCGAGCTTGACGGCCTCGACGGACCGTACGCCGTGGAGCTGGGCCAGGCTGCGGGACTCGGCCATGCGGTCGCGCTGCCAGCCGCTGTCGTACTGCTGTCGCTCGCGGGCGTCGTCCTCGTTGCGGATGGCCTCGCCGTACTCGCTGGTGGCTCGCTCGGCCCAGCGGAACGCGTGAGCCTGGGCGCGGCGTTGCTGCTCGGTACGCAACGCGCTGAAGTCCTGCTCTGTGTCGGTCATGGTCACCAGCTCCTCGGGTGGTCTCGTCGTCCGCGACATGTGACGTTGTGGCGACCGAGCCAGCGGCAGGCGATGCGGCGGGGCACGGTGTGGGCGAAGTCCCGTGGCTCGCCGATCAGGTAGCGCAGCCAGTACCCCAGGCCGGTGGCGGTGTGGCTGTACTCGTACCAGCGGGGCGGCTGTGGTGGCTGGCGACGGAGCAGCCGGGCGCGGGGGGCGTCGCTGCGGTCTGCTGTGGTTCGGGCCTGGCAGTAGCGGCATCCTGCGTCGGTGCCTGCGGGGTGGCACCCAGGGCAGGTGAGGTTGTTGTCGCAGGCGAGGGGCCAGCGGCAATGCCAGGCTGGCATGTCGGAGCCGAGGGGGCCGAGGTTGGCCACGGTCACCACCTCCTCGACGCTCGGGGCTGCGGCTGGTGTGTGCGGTTGCCGCGCTGGCTGTTGCAACGCCGGTGTGCGCTGCGGGCGTTGGTGGGGTCGAGGAGGCTGCCGCCGCGTGTGATCGGGATGGCGTGGTCGAGGGTGAAGGCCCACTTCGACCGTTGGGCGGCGTAGCCGGTGAGGGTGTAGTCGATCTCTCGGCCGCATATCCAGCAGGGCAGGCCGAGGGCGCGCTGTGCGCGGGTGAGCCTGATGTAGGGGCGCCCGGTGCGGGGGTTACCGGCCACGGGCGCCCTCCCGCGTCACGTGTCGTCGCCGAGGACCGCGCGTCGCTCGGCGGCAGCCCTGCGGTTGAGCGCGTTGATCATTCGTACGGCGGTGATGCTGAGCAGGGCGAAGGCGATGACGCCGAGGATCTCGACGACCGTGTTGACGACGTCGATGTTCCGGACGGCTCTGACGGCGATCAGGATGATGATGGTGCCAGCGAGCCAGGCGAACCAGATGCGGAGCTTCTCGACCCTTACGGCGGTCTGGACATCGCGGTACCGGCTCATGTGTCCCCCCAAGGACGGTGTGGGCGTGTGGGGGCATGATGCGTTGCTCGCGCTCGGCGTGAGGGCTGTGTGGCTGTTCTGTGATGTGATCCCGCTGCCCGGCCCGGGGCCCGCGCCACGGGCGTTGGGGCGCCGGTGGGGGCCTCGGCCGCACTGCCGGGCAGCGGGCGTTACTGGGCGCCGATGCCGACCAGGCGCAGGGCGCGTTGCCGGGTGGCGAGTTCGGCGCGGGCGAGGTCGGCGAGTGCGTAGAGCGGGCGGCCGTGTTCGTCGAGGCCGGCAGCCTTCAGGTGGCCTCGGGTCACCCAGTTGCAGATCGCGGGGCGAGTGACGGCGGCCGCGGTGGCGCTGACGGTGCGGCGCCATTGGGTGGCCATCTCGGCGGCCTGGGCGCCGTTGTAGAGCTGGGTCATGTCCGCCCCCGTTCTGCCGGTGGATGTGCCGCAGCCCCGGACCGAGGGAGCTGGTCCGGGGCTGCGGGCTGGTGATCAAAGGGGTAGCTGGTGAGCGCGGGCATACCTGTGGCGCTGGCACCATGTTCACGCCACGTGCCGATCTTTGTCCAGCAGGAACGCCGACAGCGCGTCAGCTACGCCGCGGCGGCGTCGAGCCGGGTGCGCGCGGTGGCGGCGATCTGCGGGGATTGCTCGATGCCGACGAAGCTGCGGCCGGAGGCGAGGGCGGCGACGCCCGTGGAGCCGGAGCCGGTGAACGGGTCCAGGACGGTGCCCTCGGGAACGCAGATCTTCACGAGCTCGGCCATGAGCGCGTCGGGCTTCTGCGTGATGTGTACGCGGCTCTTTCCGCGGGGCTGGCTGGCCGAGTAGAGGCCGGGCAGGCAGACGGGGTTGCGGGCGGCGTCGACGGGCCCCTTGGTGCCCCATAGGACGTATTCGCAGGCCCGGTTGAAGCCGCCCTTGGTGGGGCGCGAGATCGGCTTGTGCCAGGGCACGATGCCGCGCCATGTCCAGCCGGCGGCCTGCAGGGCGTCGGAGGTGGCGGGCAGCTGGCGGAAGTCGGTGAACACCAGCAGGGGGCCGGCGCGTTCGGTGATGCGGTAGCACTCGGTGAGGATCAGGGTGAGCCACAGGGTGTAGCTGCGCTGGTCGCGGTTGTCGCCGTCGAAGTCGGGCAGTTGGTGCTGGGCGTTGCCGTTGACGTACTTGCCGCGGGCTGTGTCGCTGGTGCGCTGAGCCGTCGTGGTGCCGCCGGAGTTGTAGGGCGGGTCGGTGATCGTTGCGCTAGCCGAGGCGTCGGGCAGGCCGCGCAGCAGGGTGAGTGCGTCTCCTCGGTGGAGTGTCCAGGTGGGCATGGGGTCCTCGTTTCCGTGCGGGTCGCGTGCGCCACTGGGGGTGGCGAGCAAGTCGGTGCACTGTTCAACGAGTGTCCGATGGGAACGCGTGTTCGCCTAGGGGGTATTGGAGGCCGTGGGGCGTTGTGCGGCCTGGCGGGCGGCGAGGTAGCGGGTGGCGTGCTGGTCGTATTCGTCGGGGGTGAGCTGGTGGCCGCAGGTGAGGCAGTGGATGTGCCAGCGGCCGTCGGTGCGGACGAGAGTGAACAGGTCGCAGGCTGGGCACGGGGCGGCGCGCGGGTGCTGGGCGGGCTCGCTGTGGGTGAGGCGGCGCAGGCGGTGGACGAGATCGCCGAGAGCGCGGTGGAGCTCGGCGGCGAGTGGGAGCGTGAGGGTGAAGGGCAGGTAGGCAACCAGCCACGTGCACCACCCGGTGATGGTCTCGCCGCGGGTGGGCCAGGCCTGTTCGCAGGGGGCGGTGTGGGCGGTGCCGTAGGGGTCGCGGGCGGCGGCCGGGTACTGGTAGGCGATGTGGCCGGCCCAGGCGCCGAGGGTGGCCACGATGGGGGCCTGGCCGTCGTCGTCGGGGCCGGTGGGGTCGTAGCGGCCAGGGCCGAGGAGGGCCACGACGCGGAGGTCGACGGGGACGGGGGCGGTGGCGCGGCCGGTGCCGCCGAGGCGGCCCTGCCCGGGGCCCCCGGCGGGGACGAGGAACTCGTCGGCCAGGAGGCGGGCCTGAGCCGGGAGTTCGGCGAGCCAGGCGCGGAGTTCGCCGGCGTGCAGTGGGCACAGGTGCTCGCCGTCGGGTGCGGTGCGGGGGCAGACGGCGCAGGCGATCATGGCGGGGCTTCCTCTCGGGCCGGTGGTGGCCGGCTATGTCTACGGGCCGGTAGGGGGTGTCTCGCGCGCGCCTGCGTTCCGCGCGCGCGATCACAGGCGCGCACGCGCGCGAGAGCTGCCTATCGGGCGTTGCGTCCTCGGCGGCGGTCTTGGAGGTCGCGTATGCCCTCGTACGCGAGCAGGCAGGCGCCGAGGGCTCCCATACCGGCCCACTCCCAGTCGCCGCGGAACAGCGCGAAGGCGGCGGAGATGGCGCAGATGACGGCCAGGACGAGGGCGGTGGTGATGGCGCTGCGGCTGGGCATGGCGGGGTTCCTTCGGGTGTCGGGGGCGATCGTGTAGCCGGAGCTGGTCAGGTAGAGCTCGACCTGGGCGGCGACGGCGGGCGGGTGGAAGGGCTCGGCGGGGTCGGTGGTGGTCCACCAGTCCTCGAGGGCGGCCTCGATGACCGTGCGGTGGCCAGGGCGGTGCGGGATGGTCATGAGTCCTCGCTGAAGATCCGGGAGTAGGCGCGGTCGGCGCGGGCGTGGGCCTGGCGGATGCGGTGGTCGGTGTGGTGGGCGCCGGCGATGCAGTCGGGCAGGTCGCAAGTGCGCCGGACGCGTCCCTCAGGCGGGCGGCCGTGGTGACGCTGGAAGGCGATGTGGCGGGCGTTGTACTTGCGTCCGGAGGCGATGAGGTCGAGGCCGCGGCCACTGCGGGGGCCGGTCCACAGCAGGTGGCCGCCATCGGTGGCGGGAAGGGTGTAGAGGGCGAACGCCTCGTCGACGGTGCGGCGTTGGCCGGCCCAGATATCGCGGTAGGGGACAGGGATCTGGTGTTGCTTGCGCAGGTCGGCGATGTGGTTGGGGCTGGTGTGGAGGAGGCGGCGGATGTTCTCGGTGGTGGCGCCCGCGTGGAGCATGGCGACGGCCTGGTCCTCGAGGGCGGCGCGTTCGGCGGGGGTGCGCTTGGCTCGTCCGGGCGGGAGGGAGATGTCCAGGGCGCGCCGGATGCTGATGATCGTGTGGTTGCTGACGCCGAGCTCGCGCGTGATCTGCCGGTAGGTGTGGCCGGCGCGGAGCATGGCGGCGACGTCGTCGCGTACGGGGCTCATCGCTGCCGCCATGGGGTGGGTCGTACGCCGCGGCGGTCGCGTGGGGCGCCAGGCTCGGGCGTGCGCCGGGGTGCGGGGACGGGGCAGGTGGGGGCGTGGGGGTAGTGGAGGGCCTCGGAGCCTTCCAGCGTGGGCCGGTCTTTGGTGAGTTGGCGGGTGTGCCAGCGGCCGGTGCCGTCTTGGCGTACGGCTTGGTTGCCGTAGTCGACGCGTTGGGCGTTGACGGCCTGGGTGTTGCGGTTGGCGTTGAGGCACCAGATGACGTCGGCTCCGCATCTCGTGCAGGTGCCGGGGCCGTTCTTGGGGGTGGGGCGCGTGTACGGGGTGGGCATGGCATCGGGTCCTTCCGGTAGGTCAGGCGGTGGGTCTGCAGGCGGTGCACAGGCCTGCGGGGAGGTGGCGGCGGGAGGGTGCCTGGCAGGCTCGGCACTCGTGCCAGGCGGTATGCGGCGGGTGTGCGGCCCGGGGTCGGGCGGCCTTGATCGCGGCGCAGACCTTGCAGGGGTCGCCGGACCAGGTGAGGAAGCCCCAGTAGCAGTTGGGGCGGTTGCAGTGGGAGCGGGCGGGCAGGACGGCGCCGAGGAGCCAGCGGCCCGGGTCGCGCAGTTCCTCGGCCGGGGTCCAGCGGCGAAGGCGGTCGAGCTGGTCACGGATGTCCTCGGGCCAGATCCCGGCGTCGAGCTGTCGGCCGATCTCGCGGCCGATGCGGCGCATGACGAACGGCCTGACGTCTGCGAGGAGGTCCGCCACGGGTTCCAGGACGGCCGCGACGCGGGGGCTGACGGTCAGCTGGGGTCCGGCGTACGTGAGGCGCCCTGCGGGGCGTGCATCGGGCCGGAAAGTGGCAGCGACGGGGGTCGGTTCAGGGGCCGAAGTGACCGACGGCGCGGCCGAGTTATCCACAGGCGGGCACCCACTTACGGTCACCTCGCCTACGGCGGAAGAACCACGGACCTCCGTGCTTCCCAGGTCGTTCAGCTGTAGGTCTTCCTTATACGCGGGGGATCCGTCACCAAGGTCGGGACCCGATCCGTCATCAGGATCAGGGGTCGCGTCCGGCTCGTCGACGAGGCGGACGGGGTCGTCGTGGACGGTGATCAGGTGGCGCCCGCGGTATCCGGCGCGCTTGTCGAGGCCGATCCAGCCAAGCGTGGCCAGGCGGTCCAAGAGGCGGGCCACGGAGGCCTCGGCGAGGGCCTGCCCGGCGAGTTTGCCACCGTGATGGCGCAGCAGCTGCGCGAGCTCGGCGAGGGTGGGCTGGTGGCCCTTGACGACGATGGCGTAGCGCAGGCCGAGGTAGAGGCGGTGCTCCAGGCCGCGCAGGGTGTCCGCGGCCCTCACGGGCGCCCACACGTACGCCTCGCCGCGGTCGTGGTCTCGGCACCAGCGCTCGGCGGTCTGCCCGGTACCGGTGACCTTGTGGGTCTTGCGTTTGGTAAAGAGTTCCTGCACCCCGTCCGTCGGCGCCGGCGTCCCCAGGCGGCGCGAGGCGCGTTCCATGGTCGACTTCGACAGGCCGAGGAAACTGGCGGCCTTGTCCATGGACGCGGTCGCGGGACGCCTCTGGGACAGGGCCCGCCACTTGCCGTAGACGTTCGTGTCGATGGGCGCGTAGGCCTCCGCGTCCGTGATGACACGCAGCGGGTAGCAGACCCACTGCCCGCGCCCAGCACCACCGGCCCCGCCACGGGTGTGGCGGGGCTCGGCGGCGGGCGCGGGCAGGAAGGGCATGGGTCAGGCGTCCATGCCGCGGTCGGCGGGGAACGTGAGCGTGATCGGGCGGAGCATCTGGCGTGGCTCCCAGGTGTGGATGTCCGGGCGCTGTATCCAGCCCGCCTGCTCCAGCTCGTTCAGCGTCTGCCGGGTGCGCTTGGTGTCCAGGCGCAGGTCGGCTGCGAGGTGTCCGGCATCGTGGCGGCCGCCGGCGGGCAGCTGGCCCGAGGCGCCCGCGTGGTGGGCGAGGGTCAGCGCGAGCTGGCGGCCGAGCCGCTGCAGGCTGCTGGCCAGGACGGCGGCCTCCCACAGGTGGCGGTCGTAGGTGTGGCGCGGCCGGGCCAGCGCGGCGGGGGTAGGTGCGGTTGTGATGTCCATCAGGTCCTCCCGGGTGCGGATGGGTCGGGGGTGGGTGGGCCCGGGCAGATCCGGGCATGGTCGGTGGTCAGGTGGTCGGTGAGGTTGGCGACGTGGACCGGGCCGACCGCGTGGAGCTCGCAGCCCCACCGGCAGGTGAAGCGGGCGCTGGGGTAGGCGAGCCAGACGCCGCGCTTGGTGTGGTAGTCGCCGAGGTCGACGTGCAGGCCGAAGTACGCCCGCGCGGGCGGCCAGCCGGCGGGCATCGGCTCTACCCGCCGGTCTGGCCGAGGACGGCCCACAGGGCGAGCAGGGACAGCAGCAGCCACATGCGGTACACGACGACCAGCCCCTATCGATCAGGAGTTCGGGTAGGTGGGCCGTCCGCCCCCTCGGGGGGAGGCGGGGGCGGACGGCCCGGCTCTCAGGCGCCCTCGCCGGGCGGTAACACCGGCTTGGGGCGCGCGGCGCGCGCGGGAACGGGGACGAGGTCCACGGAGCGGACCAGGAACGGGGTCCCGGGCTGGATGTCTCCGCGGGCCAGGGCCTGCTTGTAGGCGTGGGCCATGGTGACCACGGCCTGGTGGACGAGGACCTCGGGCTTCTGGCCGGTCTGCGCCAGGACCGCGAAGTCGCGGCGCAGCGCGCGCCACTGGCTCACGTCCATATCGGCCAGCGGATCGGCCACCCGGCGCGGCAGTGGCGCAGCCACCTGCGCCTCCTGCGCCACCGGCTCACCGGGTGGCTCATCGACCGGCGCGCGCTCGGCGGCGGCGGCCTCGCTGACCTGCGGCGCATCCGCATCGTCCGGCGCACCCGGCGGCGCATCGTCCGGCGCGGCCTCAGCGTCGAGAAGCTCCCAGTCGCGGCGCACCGTGTCCTTGCTGATCTTCAGCCGCTTGGCGGTGGCGCGCTGGCTCAGGCCCTCCTCGCGTAGCTGGCGCACCAGCGTGAGCCGGTCGGCGCGCGTCACTGCGCCACCGCCTGCTCGCCGGTCGGACCGCAGCCGCAAGCGTCGTAGCGGGCGCCGTGCCCGGCGGCGCAGGCGCAGCCGTCACCGCCCTCGCACAGGTCGCACGCGTGCGGGGTCTGCTCGTCGGGGTCGCCGGGACACTCGCAGGAGCACACGCAGCCCTGGCCGCACGAGCACCGGCACATACCCTCGCCGCACGGCTCGTCCACGCCCAGGACGGCGTCCTCGCGGCAGGTGTCCGCGCTCACCGGGCACCGCCGGCGTGGACCGGGCGGCCGTCGCGGACGATCGTCAGACGCTGCGGTCCGGCCTCGTACCAGGGCTCGTACAGCGGGTCGTCGTGGGCGTCGACGGCGAAGCAGCCGACCATGCCCAGGCCCGCCCCGATGGCGTCCGGGCAGGTGTGGGCGAGGAGTTGCATGGACAGCAGCCGCGGGACCGGATCGCCCGGGCCTCCGGCGTCGCCGACGATGTACGTCTCACCGAAGGCGGGCATGTCAGCGGCCTGCTCGTAATGGACGTGCACCAGGTCGCCCGGGCGCAGCGGGTACCACGGCCTGGACTCCAGGGCCGCGCCCGCCGACATGCGGGCGTCCAGCTCACCGGCCGGAGGGCGAGGACGCCCGTACAGGGCGGTGAACACGTGCTCGGCCAGGCCCTCGGGGCGGCCGTGCCACCGGTGCTTGTGGGGTGTGCCGTCGGGGTTGGCGGTGCCAGGCAGCGTCTCGGTGACCGTGACGGTCAGGTTCGCAGGCGCAGCGCCGGGGATGAGGCGCTCGATGGCCTCGGTGATGATCTCCAGTCGCACATCGCGACGCATAGCGGTGTCCTTCGGTTGGGCCCGGGCGGGACGGTCAGGTCACGTCCCGCCCGGAGTTGAGAGGGTCAGGCGGTGGCGGCGAGGGCGCTGCTGGTATGGCGCTCCCAGGGCACGGCGAGGGCATCGAGCGGTGTGCCGGGACGGATACGGCCCAGGCGGCGGCCGCACTGACAGGTGCCGACCACGTCGAGGCCGTGGCACTCCACGACGAGGGCGTGACCGGCCGAGAGCGCGGTGTCGATGACCCGGGCGAGCTGCGGCACAGTGGCCGTCCACTCCACGAGGCTGGAACGGGGCCCGAGCCCCTGCACCAGGCACTCGCTCAACTCGTGCCCAAGGACTGGCCACCGCTGCAGGTCGGGGCGGCGCAAGGCGCCGGCGATCGTCTCGGCGCGGTTCACCGCTGCCCGTCCTCTTGGAGGTGGCGGCGCCGGGCACGCAGGCGGCGGGCACGGGCCACATCGAGGCGGGGCCCGGGCAGGTCGGGGCGGGGCCGGGTCGGCGGCAGCAGGGGCGGGGCGTGCCGTACGGGCTCGACGCGGGGCGCCGGCCGGTGGGCAACGCGCGTGTCGATGACGCCGGCGGCCACCCACAGCGACAGGAGCACCAGCAGGGCGCAGATGATCAGTACGGCCATCACCGGACCGCCTCCCGCTCGTCGAACTGGGCGAGGGCGATGTCGAGTTCGCGGGCGTGCTGCCAGCGGGCCTCGAACGGGATCACCCACTTCTCGGTCAGCCCGTAGACGGCGGCGTGCAGGGCCGCGTCCGCGATCAGCGCCGGGTCGGCGAGGTCATCGGCTGCCAGCATCTCGACGTCGGAGCCCGCGCACACGGACCAGCCGGCGAGGTGGGACCACTGCAAGACCAGCCCAGACGTCTGCACATCGACGGGGACCAGGTCGTCATGCCCGGGCAGCCACTCCAGCCGGGCGAACAGCTCGCGCTGCCCATCAACGGTCTCCGTGCGCACGCCGACCTCGACCAGGTCGGGCACGACCTCAACCGCACGCAGCGCGGCGTGGACGGCGTCCGTGTAGGGCAGGTGAGGCAGCGTCAGCGTCCGGGTGGCATCGCCCACCAGCAGCTGGCCGCTGTCGTGGGTGCTCTTCCCGGGCACCATCGTGCCCCTCTCCTCGATGGCGGTCACTTCGCACCACCGCCCTGCGCGCCGTACTCAGCCAGACGGGCGGCAACCCAACGGGCGGCCGCCTTCACCGTCCGCAGGGGCTCGCCGCCGTCGCCCTGGCCGTCGTTGCGGTGCACGTACCAGACCGGCTGCCCGCCGTAGCGTCCCGCCTGGTCGGCCACCGCCAGCGTTGTCCAGACGACGCCGCCGCGCTTGCCCTGGCCCTGGGTGATCTGCCCGACCACCGTCTCGGCGGTGACCTTGCGCACCCCGGTGCGGGTGACGATGTAGTCGTGCGACTCCTCGCCGCCCACGGGCCCGAAATCGAACCGCGGCATGCAGGGCCACAGCAGCAGGCCGGCCGCCTGCTTCGGCGCCAGGCCGTAACCGAGCACCGTGGTGCTGGTCGGCGTGATCCCGGTGGCCTCGGTCACCTCCCCCGTGATCAGCTGCGCGACCCGGCAGGAGGCACACACGATCCTCACCGTCACCCGAGTGAACTCGTTGCCGTGCGCGCAGTACTCGTGGTCCTCGCACTTGTGGTCGTGCGGGGGTTCACCGAACCCGCGGCTGCGGCGGTACTCCTTCTCGTCACAGCGCCAGGCGGTCTTCACCAGCGGCCGCTTGCAGCCGTCGGCATGCTGCAGCTCCGACCAGCCCAGGTAGGTGTCCAGCGTCGACCTCACCAGGCACCGCCCTCGGCGGGCGCGTGGCCCTGCTGGGCCGGGTCGACCGCAGCCTGGCGATCGGCCTCGGCGAGGTCGTGGCCGGCGCGGGCGAGCGCGTCGAACACGCAACGGTCGCTGCAGTACCAGCGGGCCTCGTCGCCGAGCGCTGCGATCCGCAGGCGCGACCAGCCGAACAGGGCCGGGTCGGAGGCGTCGTAGTCGTCCACCGTGCCGCACCCGTCCGTCGGGCACGTCGCGTGGATGTCCCGGACCTCAAGGTCGAGGAGGCCGGCCAGGGCCCGACGGTCGTCGCCCTCGACGATCAGGTCCGCGGCCTGCCCGTGCGAGGACCGGCACCGGATGACGGCGAGCTCGCTGGCGTCGCCCGGGCCGGGGAGGTCGACGCCGTACTTGGCCGTCCAGGTCAAGGTCATCGGGTAGGCGTCGAGAGAGGTGCTGCCGTACTCGACGGCCCGGGCCACCTCGGCCGCGGGCAGGAAGTCGCCGACGGGGCGGCCCTCGATCAGACGCGCCACCGCAGCGAGCTGACGGCGCGCGCCGGCCAACGCAGCGAGCTGCCCACGGATCTCGGTGAGCTCGGCGGCGCACTCGGCACGGCCCTGCTCGTACGCGGCGGCCGCGATGTCCTTGGCACGCTGAGGGTCAAACAGGATCCCCGCGGCCTCCTCGGCGTCGGCGATCTCCGCCGGCGCGGTGTGGCCCTGCTCCATCGCAGCGGAGATCACTCCGGTCGCAGCCTGCGCCGGGGGCACCGGGCCCGCAGGGGCCGGGATCGCCGCGGCGTAGGAAGCGACGGCGGTCTGCAACGGGCGGGGGTCGTGTAGGGATTCCGGGGGCAGCGCCCCGGGCGGGTCCTGGGATGATGCGGTCACGGTGACCTCGATTCCTGACTTGATTGAGGTGTGCCGGAGGGGTCGCGTACCGGGTGGAGCCGGACGCGGCCCCGTTCTGGTGCGGGTCAGGCAGCCTGCGGCAACGCCGCGGCATCCTCCGCCGCGAGGGCCGCTGCGGCGGGGGCGAGGATCGGCCGCAGTTCGTCGATCAGTTCCTGCGGGATGCCGACCGTCCTGATCGCGCGCTCGGCCTGGCCGCGGGCGTCCGCGATCTCTGCGGGGCTGAGAATCCTGTGCCGCTCCTCGCGTGTCACGCCGCGCTCCGCGGTGTGGTGGCCACCGGCCGCGTACCGACCGTGGAAGCAGCGCAAAGCTCGTCTGGCTCGGCCTCAAGGGCCTGGCAGATGCGGAGGAACACGGGGGGCGAGGGCTGTCGCTTGCCGGTCAGGTAGGAGGAAATCGACGCCTCGCTCACCCCGACGGCAGCGGCCAGCTGCGTTCCCTGCATTCCTCGCAGGTAAAGGCGGCGTCTTGCCTCAGCCCCGTTGAAGAGTGCTGATCTCATGCCTTCACTTTAGTCAACACTTCTTCACTGTCAAGCACTTCTCTTCAGCATTCTTCAGGCATATCAACAGTTGAGGGTTCAGGATGGTTCAAGGTTCCGCATGGAACGTCAGGTGGGTTCACTGGAATTCACACCGCGCCGCTAGCCTGGGAGAATGGAC